CGTTATTATTTTGATTTGAAGCAAGTGTAATATTTAAGTATCCAGGCACACTCAAGCCTAGTAACCGTACCAATGTTCTCTGATAATGGAAGGATCGCTCCCGATGCATCTGATAAGTAAACTTAAATAAGTAACATCTTCAAGTATCTAAAGCCTTAGGAATTTTTAGAAATTGGATTTTATTATTCCATGGGTATCCAGAAGATACAGTAATCATTTCTTATTGAAATAAAAAGTCAGGGTTCCTTTCCCAAGCAAGTAATTAAAATAAACTGAAGTATACATTACAAAATATACTAGAGTAAGATATAAATATCCTAAAAGAAACCAATAGTTCCAAGAACTTGTTCTCTCCTCTTTTCAAATTCAACATCTAAAGGTTCAGACGTATTAAGAAAAGGGTAATGTCCTTTAAACTCGGTCCTTATTTCAGAGGCATAAAATTCAAAAGTGGATTTATCATGTAGAGAAAGTTCCTTTGTAGCTGTAATAACATTATCAGCTACAATACGATTCTTATTTTTCCTTTTAGTCCAATCTACCATCTTAAGGATAGATTTAAGCTTCAAAGGAGCAATAAATAAATTCTCTCTTTCATCAAAGACGAAAGACCTTTTTAAAAATTCAATCTCAGAAAGACCACGATGAGGTATTAATTCACCGGATTTAGTTTCATTGGTATAAGTAAGTCCTAATTCAGAAGCATATTTTGCAAATATAACATCACTAAACTTATCCTTAAATTCATCAGTTACAGCGGCAGTAATATCATCCCCTTGAACAACAGCATAAGTGTTGTCATTATAAGAAGAATGACTACCAACTGATCTAAACCAAACATACCTAGCCACTATATGATTATAAATAGTATTTATAATAATAGTAAAGGGATGTCCGGAAGGAAGACCACTCAACCACTCATATATAACTCCGTCAACAATATGACGAGAATTATATACTTCCATCCATAATATAGATCTAATACGACAATTGTCTTCACCATCATTATACCACCTATTGATCTCATCGAGAATCAATAAGTGAATAAGAGGTTTTTGACTACCGTCATATTTAGAATAATCTCCTGCTAAAATATTCGAAGCTGAAATAGCAATCAAACGCTTAGCAATCGAATTCCATTCTGAAGAATAAGGATTAACACCGATAGCAGAACCATTGGATATCCTGTTCTTCATATACCACAAAGCAAAAGCACCAAAATAACGACGAAAAGCTATTAAATAGGTGAATTCACAACCAGAAAACAAACGAGTAGAGCCAGCCAAAACTTTCTCTTTCTCTCTAAGCTCATCTTTAAGATTATCAGTAAAAACATGAAACATGCGAATATTATTGTAAGCTTTACTTATAATAGTATCAACAAGAACACATACTTCATCAAAAAGAATACCTTGTTCATAAGTACCAAACGCATAAGAAAATAATTCTTTTTTATAGTTGCGACAGCCTTGAACATTCATAGGCCATCCAGCACTGGTACTGGAAGAAATAGAACCAAAATCTACATCATAGTCCAGACCATAAATGGCCTCTTCATTTGTATAGACTCTCCTATCGACATCATGGACTTCAGTCCAATCGATAAATGAGAAATAATTCTTACAACATTCTCTAACAAGATCATAGTCTATAAGAATATCAGGTTGGCAATATTTCATTTGAGCATTGAGCAAGGGATCAATCAAAGTTCCATCCATAAGAAATGGTCTTAACATGGCTGGATATAATCCATTATCGCCAAGAAGACCAAACATACGAGACTTACGAATGTCTGTACTAGTATTACGAGAAGGAACCAATTTAGTTTTACCCATAATTTCAAATCTAAGTGGTTTATCAAAATCACTAGATTGAGGTTCAATAAAATTAGGTTCCTCACTAATAAGCTGGTCATCAAAAAGCTTTAAATCTTCCAATAGTTCTTCCTGAGTAACAATAGCAGAAAAACCATCACCATAATGTGTATGACCAGCAACATGAATACCGAAAATCTTCTCATCTTGAGAAGAATTCAAAATACCCATGAGAGAACCACAATCGCCAGATTTGGTAGGAATATCATAAGTAAAAGATTCATCAATGGTGTAAGGAACACCAACATGTCTTTCGTTTATGGCAAGAATATCAGGAAATCTTGCTCCTCTACCAAAATAAAAACCTCTATCTCTAGAGATATTTGCAAGTACAATCTCAAGATTGGTTGTATTATACTCGAGCTGTTTACGACGACCAAAAAATTTAACAATTCTCCTACGTTCCGAAAATCTCTTGGGAAATTCAACTAAAACAAGATCCTTATTGGCAAGACAACCAGTTTGGTGGCCATGAATAATTTCTTCGACCGTAAACAACAAATCAGTTTCAACACTATTCTTGCCATGACTCAATCTAATAGCACGCTTCAAACGCTTTGGATCTGCTTGAACACCAGCAAAAAGTTTAAGAATGAAATGGTATGGCATAACACCTATACGTCCATCAATAAAAGTGATAGAACCCATAGTGTTCCACTGACCATCATCGTTCAAAGACTCAAACTTAAAACAATTACGGCGAACAATGGAATCGATTAAATCGACGCCAGACGAATCATCACCAAACTGTGGTTCAACTCCCAATTGAGCATTAACTATCAGAGAAGCTTTCATAGCTTGAGCACTCTTAAAATAAGGAGTCTTAGTTTTGGGAGTACGTAATTTCTGGCTATGACCAAAAGATTGAGGAGCAGGTTTTCCAGTCCACCAGGTATATAACCACCTGGCAGCAAAAGTAAGAAAACTACTAGC